TTTTCAGAAACAACAACTCTAACAAATTTACAAACAATAACTCAAACTTTTATTTTTCCAGGAGAAGAAATTGGATTGACAGATTCAAAAACATTACAAATAAATAAGGCCTTAACAGAAGTTACAAACTTATTAGATGAATATTCAAGGATTTGGGATGCAAAAAAAGAATACTCTGAAAGTTTGAGTTTAACAGATGAAACTTTAAAATCAATGTTTAGAAGTTTGTCTGAGAGTTTGAGTTTATTGGATGAAGTAACAAAAACTTGGAGTTTAAATAGAGAATATTCAGAAACAATAAACTTAACAGATGATGTATCAACAATCGCAACATTACTGAAAACAATGATTGAATCTTTTAGTTTGATAGAATCTTATTCAAGAACCTGGGATGTTAAAAGAACATTGAGCGAACTCTTTTCAATAACAGATGGAGATTCAAAAGCATTCACAAGAACATTAAGCGAGGCATTTGGATTAAGTGAGGAAGTAATAAAAACAATTTTGAGAGAACTAGTTGAATCTTATAATTTTAGTGATGATTTACAAGCAGATAAATGGATTTTAAAATTACTTACCGAATCAATAAGTACTTCAGATAACTATTCAAAAATTTGGGATTTGGACAGGGAGTATTCAGAAATAATGAACTTAAATGCATCGGTAGTAAAATCAACTTCAAGAATTTTAACTGACACATTTGCATTGAGTGGAAATTTAACGAGATCAATAACAAGAATTTTGAGTGAATCCCAAACAATGAGTGATGTAGTAACTAAGCAAATAACTAGATCACTTTCAGATGTTTTAAATCTTACAGATGGAGATATTAGAAATATAATTAAAGAATTAGTTGAGGGTTTGAATTTAACAGACTCAAAGACATTAACAATTGATAAAATTTTGTCTGAGATAACAAATTTGAGTGATGATGTAGAAGCTTTGAAAATGAGGTTCTTAAATTTATTTGAGTCATTAAGTTTAGATGATGGAAGTAGTTTTAATTTTATTAAAGTGTTAACTGAGGATTTCAACTTTGATGATTTCTTCTTGAATATTGTATTTAATAGTTTTAGAGTTGCATCGGCCAGAGCGGACATACAAGCCATTATAACAGAAGAAGGGATAGAAGCGACACTTATCCGTCAAACAGAAACAAAAGACACCACAGGGGCTGTGACAGCCGTTTCAGAGGCATCCTACGCGATATACATATCAATACAGGATATTTTAAGAGAAGATAGACAATTGAGAGATATGGGCTCGGCATTTCCAGGAGAAGCAAGGATTTTTTTATTCCATGAGTACCCGGATTCAATCACAGGAAACGGAGCGGTAAGCGCCCAAGTAGGAGATGTTATAAAAGATGATGAAGATGAATATTGGAGGATTGAGATAATCAATGGAGAAAGAGAAATGGAAGGATCAGAAATATTCAAAAGTGCAATAATTAAAAGGGTGGATTTAGACTAATGAGCTACGAAACAATGAGAGATGACTTCCATGATATAATCAAGACACATGGAATGCAAGGAAGTTTAATTCATGAAACAGAAGCAATTGGAAGCATGGGTGATACAAAGATAATCGGTCAATCGGGTTATACGATATTTTTTATTATGCAGGGGATTACAAAAAAGGATCGGCAAATTCATGAGATGGGTCTGGCAATTACTGGAAACGTGAAAGGATTTTTTTATAATGAATACCCAGAGTCAATTACAGGACACGGGACCTTAATAGTTCAGGCCGGGGATATGATACTGGATAAAAATAATAATTGGTGGAGAATCGAACAAATTGTAGGTAGAAGGAAAGCAAAATCAAAAGAGATATTTAGAACGGCAATATTAAAAAAGATAGGCTTGACATAATAAAATGAAAATTAATTTTAGTATTCAAAGTAAAGTAGATAAGAAATTGGCAATCGACCAATTAAGGAAGATTTTATTCAAATCAATGTTAAAAATGCAAGAACTGGCAGTAATCAATTGTCCTGTAGATACAGGATTATTAAGTTGGAATATAAAAATAGCCCCAACAACAATCGGATATAATAAATATTTATTATATAATAATGTTGAATATGCAGAGGCAATCGAATATGGTGTGGATCCACATGTAATCAAAGTAAAAAATAAAAAAGTTTTGGCAAATGAAAAGAAAGGGTTAATTTTTGGAAAGAGTGTAATGCATCCAGGACAGGAAGCCCAGCCATTCATGCGTCCTGCGTTAGATCAAGTTAAACAAATATGGGTCCCACGTTATTTTAATCAAGTTATGAAAAAAGGCAAATAGATTTAAATAATTAAAAGGGTTTGAACTGTTAGGGTTGCGGCAGTGATGATGTCGGCACAATGTCAGCGCATTGGAATCCTAAATATCCCAAGAGGGAGGACAAAAACCAAAGATGGTATTCATAAGCCCAAAAAATGTAGTAGTAGATTTTCTCAGACATAGATTAACAGACCCACGTAGTAGAGCAGAAACTTCACAAACTGAAGAATTTGATGGAGGAAGTACAGATTTTCAATTAACACCAACAGCAGGAACAATGTCCTGCATTACTTCTGTGACAGTTGGAGGAACTGCTCAAGTAAAATATAAACATTATTGGATTGATTGGCAAAATCAAAAGGTTATTTTTTATTCAAACACCACAAGTGGAACAGACAATGTGGATATTACTTACAAACGGGGAACTTCAAATTGGATATACCCGGACAAGGCAAAGGTTTCTTTAAGCAAAACAGCATTTCCAAGATTAAATGTGTTGGTGGTAGGCGGAACAGGTGGAAGATTAGGCCAATATAATTCAGACATAGAAAGCGCGATCCATTTTCAAATTGATATCTGGACCAAAGAAAATCAACCTCAAACAATTAGTGGAGTAAAGTACGAAGGAGATAAGCTCGCTGAATATTTTGCACATCAAGTGATGGCAGCTTTTAGATCATACGAAAATGACTTGCACCCAGAATTATATAATTACACCCCAATAGGTATACCAAGAGACATGGGATTCAGCACAGAGTTGGAGTGTTTTCATTCGATAGTTGAAGTAGAACTAAAAGGCATTAACGTGTCGGAGAGTAATTAAATCATGGAGGTTAAAAAATAATGACAGAATATATGATTGGAAAGAGAGAACAAATCGCAATGTGTGAAGAAGATACATGGGCAACTTTGGGAACAAGTACGATGAGTGCCGATGGTTATATTGTAGGGAAGAACACGAAGATAACTCCAGACTTTTCTCCTAATTGGCAAGAGATATTAAATGCAGGAGCTGATAGTCGAGATATTGATTCAATGGAAAAGGGACCAAAAACTTATAAATTTAGTTTAGAGTTTGCACCAGTAAATTGGAAGTTTTTGAGATATTGTGCGCATGGAACTGTATCGAATACAAGTACAGCACCAACAGTACATACTTTCACAGCAACAGATGTTGTAAAATCTTTTACATTAGAATGGGCAAAACGAGGATCCACAGACCACGTGATCACTTTGACAGGATGTATAATTACAAATTTAACAATAAACTTCGCAAGCGGAACAGGTCCAACTGAAGGATTAGTAACTGTGACAGCTGAATGTTTGGCTAAATCGGCAAGTGCCGGAACAAGTATAACAACAATCTCAGCTGAAACAGCTGATGCATTTCAATTCAGAATGGCAAAATTAACATATGCAGGAAGTGAAATAACTGAAGTAAATTCGGGAGAATTAACAATTGACAATGGAATCGACGAAGAAGATTCAAGATATTGTAATTCAACACTTGACCAGGAGATCGGAGAACCAATTCCAAAAGTAAGAAGGTATACTTGCAGATTTAATATAAATCAAAAGGACGATACCTACTATGATGATTGGAATGACCAGGTAGTTGTACCAAGTACAAACACTTTGGCTTTAACTCGAGGAACAGGCCCCGCAGATGACATAACATTCACATTCACAGATTTATACTTACAACAAGCAACGAGTCCGACCAATTTGGACGGGATAACAAACGTTGACTTAGTAGGAACAATTAAATCAGTCGCCATAGTTGCAAACGATGCACTAACAGACTATTAAGTGGAGGTAAAACATGGAATTTGAAGAAGATTTTGTAAACGAGGAAGTCGTAGAGTTTGAGATAGAAGGAAGAAAGTTTAAATACAAACCAACAACAGCCGGAGATGAAAACGCTTGGATTAATGAGTACATCGAAGTTGTAGATAGTAAACCAGTTCAGAACTTAGCAAAGTTAAATGAATGCAAAATAAGAAACTTAGTTGAAGTACCCTATGATCAAGAAATGATTCAGAAGATAACTGGGATAAATAAAGTTTGGAAAGATTTAAACGATAAAGACAAATGGGAACTACTCTCAAAATTGAAGCCAGGAACTTTTGATAAGATAATTATCAAAATTAATGGAATAGATAACTCGAACATTGATGTAAAAAAAAACTGATTTTTAAGATCCAAATAGCAAGCAAACAGGGATTCCAAATCGAGGGAAAAGCTGAAATGTTGCTATGGCTTAAACATAAGTTTTGGGAAAAAGGCATCGGGCCAGAAGAGTTCAAGAAATGTCAAATAAGGGACATCCAAGATATAATGGACATGGACGAAGCAATCAATAACAAAAGAATCCGAGAAGGAGAGATTGAAGATACAATCGCAAAAATGAAAAGATAAAATGGTAGAAATAACTTGCAAACAATGTAAAAAGAAATTTGAAGTTCAGAATCATAGAAAGAACTCTGCAAAATTCTGTTCGATTAAATGTAGAGGAAAATTTAAAAGTAAAAATCATTTAGGAAGAAAATCTCCAAAATGGAAAGAATCAAGTCATATAAAATTAATTTGTTTAAATTGTGAAAAAGAATATGATTCAATAATTCAAAAAAAAGATAGAAGTAATTTTTGTAGTAAGAAATGTTTATATGAATGGCAATCAAAAAACATAATTAAAGAAAAAAGATATAATTGGAAAGGCGCAAGGCCAAAAAGAAAAAAAGAAGGATATTTTAATGCAACTTATAGGGCATGGAGAAAAGCAGTTTTTGAAAGAGATAATTATACTTGTCAATTTTGTGGGGCAAAAAGTGGAAATGGAAAAGCAATTTATTTGGAAGCACACCATATAAAATTATGGACGGATTTTCCAGAATTAAGATTTGATATTAATAATGGAATCACTTTATGTAAAAAATGTCATTCATCAAAAGGATTACATTCTTGGGAGGGGAAACGATCGTAGAAATAGGAAATTTAGAAATAGGAGGATCCATTCAAACTGCAGAGATCGAAAGAGGAATGAAGAGGATTGACAGTGGCCTTAAAGGTGTTGCTAGTTCAGGAAAGGCAGTTGGATCTGACTTTGAGAGAATCGCAGTAAAAGGAAAGAGGATGGCTAAGATATTCGGAACGATGGCGATTGCAGGAACTGCTGCATTAACTGGATGGGTAAAAGGTACGCCGGCAGTTGCAGGATCAATGGCAAAAATTAATCTATCATTATTAAAATTAAAGATGTCTGTAGGAGAAGCATTGGCTCCAGTTTTTGAGAAAGCAGCAAACGGCTTAAATAAATTATCCAATTGGGCG